TGCAATTTGTTCGGGTGTTTTGCCTTCCAACGTTGCCATGATCTTAGCCTCTCATCTGTAGAATTGGCTAGAGCATGATATGCGGAAGATAATCTATCAGCAGATATGGTACAATCCTTGTACCGTTAGGTCTTAGTGCACATATAGACGGCTACCTTAGCAGGTAATAGCCTACCATAGAGCGCTGATCTATATGCTACACCGTCTCATAACTAGCAGACACCAGTACTATAGCAAAGCTAATACCAAAGTTAAAGCCTTTAGAATCATACACATAAGCTCATAGTAATATATAATTATTACACGCTAGTGTGTATATTATACTCTGCCAAGGCACTCTAAGTGTAAGAATCTAAAGGCCGGGGGTAATATAGCAGCGAAAATTTTACACGACCGGGGATAGTCTCAAAATTTCTAAAAAAATTTTGGAATCTATCATAATATATCAACTATAATAATATTAATGATGATTACGCACTTGACAGTTAAGAATTGCCAATTGAAAGCCAAGTCTACCACCTAACGGTGGACGAGTAGCCTATTACTTTGGTAACTTGCTTTAGATTGTTCAGGCTACGGCTGATAATCTTGTTGACTTTACCTGCGTAAGCTGCCATACTGGTAGACAATGTAAGGCTGGTTCGATTGCGTTAAAGTGTGAAGTTGAAGCTTGATAGATTATGAGACATGGTTCAAAATCTCGGTCGAAGGTTGTTCAGCCTACACAGGTGAAACCTTCGCTCCTAGAGAATATCCCACCTAAGATAGAGAACCATGATAGTAAGATTATCGGTGCTTTAGCTTCACACTTTAAGAAATGGCGACCAGAGGTCGTTGCGAAGCCAAAGGATAATAATAATGAGCTTCTCCCGTAAAGGGAAACATCATTCTAAAACAGTCGATAAGATTAGAATCGCCTGCCGATTAGAGATGTTAAATCTCGGCTTAAAAGATAGAGAGATAGCCCAACATATTGGGATGTCGCAGACTTCGTATTCCCTCCTTAAGAAAACCCAAATTTATCAGCAATTACATAATCAATACTTGACTGGTGTTCTCAGCGTAGCAGACGAGAATATCATAGAGAATCTCCCTCTACAAAGACGGATTTTAAATCAAGCAGTCCCTGTCGCGCTGGAAAATCTTTACGCAGCTTGTGTCCAGAAAATTGATAAGAAGCTTCAATTTGAAGCCTCGAAAGAAGTACTCGACCGACAAGGAGCTTTCGCTAAGGTTAGTAGAATCGGCTTACCTACGGCATCTCAAAACGTTGATAACACCAACGATAATGAACTCGCGAGCGAACTAATAAAGGCTTTAGAAACGACCAAGCGTAATAATGAAAAAATTATCTCTGAGTCTGTTCCCATAACTATTGACTCGCCTCCAGCAAGCGAACAGACTCAATAAGTTGGGGATTGTTATTTTGTAAGAGTGTTAAGTGTAAGCTCTGTCGTCTTTCCTTGGGAGGGATTTGGCGGACATCTTACGATCAACACAACGGGCATAATAACAATCCCCTTAAATTATGTTCGATAGATGCCCGGATGAGAGATCAAGCTGTGAAATCCCTCCCACAATCTTAGGGGCGCGAAAATTGGAACCTAAGCGCTATGTAAAAAATGCCTACTTCTACTTCAGATATAACGACAGAACTTGATGGATTAGTAGAACAATTACAGCAAGAAAACTCGAAGAGTTGGGCAAATCATTGGACTATTATAGACCCTACGGGTTTAGCACCAAAGGTCGCAGATGTTATACATAGACTTAATGGCTTCGGTTCTCTTTATTATTTCTCTAAAATTATACTGCGTAAGCATCGTTTACGAGAGTATTTGCATAAAGACATCTGTGAGTTATTCGAATCTGAAAGATTAAAGGATATAATAGAGATACCTCGTGACCATTTCAAGTCTACGATCGGTAGTGAATCCGCTCCTATATGGTGGGCTTTGCCTTTTAATGATGAGGACGAAAAGCTCATGCGCGCCTTGGGATATGGAGATGAGTGGATTAAATGGATGCGTAGAGCGCATGACCAAGATACAAGGACATTACTTGTCTCAGAAAATAAAGAAAATATTGGTAAACTCGGAGTCAGAGTTGATAACCAGTATCAAAATAATGATTTCTTCACTAGACTCTATTCCGAGATTAAACCGGATACCTCATGTAATTGGAGCGTTACAACTAAGACGCATAAGCGTAGTGGAAGAACTGCAGACGGAGAAGGAACTTACGACTACTTATCAGTTGGAACTGCACTACAGTCACGGCATTATAAACGAGCCATTGAAGACGATTTAGTAGGAAAAGAAGCATTAGAATCTGAAATAGTAATGAATGGTACTATCGACTACCATAAATTACTTGTTGGAGCTTTTGATTCTGATCCTAATAATCCTGAAGCAGACAACGACGAAGTCGTAATTGGGAATAGATGGAGTTATAAAGACCTTAATCACTGGATTCGTAAAAATGAGCCGTACTTTAGAATTACTAGTCATAGTGCTGTTGGCGGCTGTTGTGACAAACATCCTAGTGGCAAGATTATATTTCCTCACGAGTTTAGCTGGAAGAAGCTCGATAGGTGGAAAGCGCGGCTTGGCACTTATTTTTTTAGCTGTCAATTTCTTAATAGCCCTGTTCCTCCGACTGATGCTAAATTTAAAGAGTCTTACTTAAATTACTTTCGATATCAAGCAGTAGATCCCCTGAAAGGGGATAAAAGAGTACAGATAATACACGAAGCTAAAAATGGTCAGGTTGTTAAAAATCTTTTTCCTTCTCATTTACAGCGTGTGTTGTTGCTCGATCCTAATCATGCTGGCACGGAAGGACGTTCCCGGCACGCTCTTGTTGTTCTTGGTTATACTTTGGAATTGCCTTTTCGCGTATATCTTTTGGATTTGTATGCAGACAATTCCTCTCATGCGGATTTGGTTAGTAAATTATTTCAGTTCGGTGAAAAGTGGAAAATCAAAGAACCGTGGCTTGAGACTATTGGAGCGCAAAAATGGCTCAAGTATCACTTAGAAGTTGCAAGCGAAGTAAATAAAAAAGCTGGAAAGTGGACCTTTACTAAAATCAATGAATTCAAGAAAGATAATAGTAAGGATGCCAAAATTAATCGTATTGATGCTCTTGAGCCTATGTTTGCTCGTGGTGAGTTTTATTGTCTTCGCACAGGACACGAACAATTCATTTCCGAATATCTGGAGTACCCTTTTCATGCTACTCGTGATATTCTTGATGTTCTTGGTTACGGTGTTCAGACCTTCGATATGGATGCTATGAGTAGTAGAGAAATTTCAGAATTTCTTACGCAGCAAGCTAAACAATTTAAGCGGCGTAAAGTAGGCTCGCAAGGATATTAAGTTTCCCCCCTCCTTATTCTATGGTAGGAATAAAAAAGGGGAGATGTTGATGAACACACTTAAGGCGTGGATTCCAATTATAATTACAGTTGGAACCGCAGCAGTAGCGGCTTTAACACCAACCGCCACCGCATTTTGGGGCGCTCATCCTACAGCAAGTATTATTCTTGCTGGAGTATGGGGAGTAGTTAAAGGGTTGATGCCGTCACCAATTAAAGGCTAAGATGAGTATAACAGGCGACCCATTTACTGCTATTGCAAATATATTCCTCGGAATATATGAGACTAAAAAAGTCCAGCAATGGGTTGTCTTGTTATTTCAGATGTTCTTTAGCGCTTTTAGTACTTTTCTCTTTGTCTGTGGTAGTTCTTTAGTAAGTACTAAATCTTGGTCCTTATTAATTGGTGCTGGCATGATTTCATCATCTCTAGTGCTAGTTGTACTATTTAGACGCTCTCCCCTAACTAAAGGGATGATGGCTGTCTTACCAATTGATGAGGCCAAGGTTGAAATTGCTACTGACGTGCAGATTATAGAAAAGAAATAATTATGCCTGTCTCACGACCCATAAAGGTTTCCTTTGGAGCCGACGAAGATATAGCTTTGCATCTTTTTGTAAAAGAGAACTTGCAAGCTATGATTAATGCTTATGATAAGTTTCATACCGAAAAAATTCCTGAATTTCGTCGTCTTTATAAAGGACAACCAGAACAAGAAACTCGTGATTGGCCTTGGCCGAATGCTTCTAATACAGTCATTCAGCTTATCGCTGAAAATGTTGATACTCTTAAGGCTCGTATCATAGGAACTATCTATGAGATTATGCCTTTATGGACATCATCCTTAGTTGGTGACTGGCCGGAACAAGAAGAAGGTGGAGCACAAAGAACTGCGTTTGAATTATTTATGAATTTAATGGGGATGGAGCCGTCAGAGCTTGATCTCTATAGAGTAGAAAGCCTTGCAGCTAACGATATGATCCAGTTTGGATCAGTCCTTATTAAACAGCCTTGGGAAACGGAAATTGAGAAGAAGGTTACAGGACCAGCTATTGAAAATAGTGGAGTTCCTGCCACAACAGAACTCATTAAATATGATGGTCCTAGGCCAGAAAAAATCCCAATCGAAGATTGGGGCGCCACTGCAAGTGCGCCGACTTGGGAAAAAGCACAATTCAAGTATCATAAATATACTCTAACCAAGCAGCAAATCCTTGAAAAAATTCATTTAGGATTATTTGATCTTTCTGAAGAGACTAAAGAAAAGCTTCTTAAATCTCCAGATCGCTACGGTGCGTCTAACGAACGTCAGCAAAAAGAACAACTTCAAAATGTAGAAGCTCAACATGCTAATATTTTAGCAGAATGGGATATCTACGAGTGTTGGTTCTATTATTGGCATAACGATGCTAAGTGGAAAATTATCTTCCTTTATCATAA